TATGAGGCTGGCTCCAGCTTGGCAACGACTGGAGTGGGCGCTCCGGTGCCATTCTCGCCAGTTACCGGGCTTGGTGCTACACTTACCTTTGGCTCGGTGCCGAATGAGGCCAGTGCAAAGAACATTCCTCATGGCGCTCCCCTCAATGATGGCCGGGTGGGATTCATCCTGCCGTCGGCTGATACAATCTTCTCCGCGACATTCGGCAACGCCGGGTCTCCTGCGACGCCTGCTGTAACCAACGTGGGCAAGCAATATGGCATGACCATTGACACGGGCGGAAATTTTTGGTATGTGGATTCCAGCAAGTCCACATTCGGCACTAACTTGCTGGTGACGGTGGTCGGCTTGGATTTGCGCGACGTTCCGGCAGCGGGCACACGAGTTTTGATTCAGTTCATTAGCTATGCAGTCTACCTGCTGGGCTAAGACTGGGAGTATTTGGCTATGATGGTTCGGGGCACATTCGCACAGACGCTGGCACCCGGCGTGCATCACTGGTTCCTGCATTTTTTGGACCTCCAGATGCGCGAGGAAGAGTACACCCACGTTTTCAATGTGGAGACTTCTCAGCAAGCGTTCGAGGATGAAGTTGAAATGGCTGGTGTCGGAGCGATGCCTGAGAAGCCGGAAGGCAGCGCTGCGATCTATGATGACATGATTCAGGGTGGCACCAAGCGGTATGTCCACTTGACTTATGCCCTCGGCTCCCGTGCCACTTGGGAGTTGATTGAGGACGACCAGTATGGCATCCTCAAGCAGGTGCCCAAGGCCCATGCACGTTCGGCCATGTTCGCCCGTGAGATGGTTGCTTGGAACGTCTTTAACCTTGGCTTTAGCACGATCCTCACTACAGATGGCGTGTCGCTGTTCAATACACAGCACCCGCTATTGGGTGGGGTTGCCGCAACCAACCTTGGGCCGGGCCTGACCAACGTGATATTTGCGGGAGGCACCTATCCCAATCGGCCATCGCCTGATGTGGACCTTAGCTTCACGGCGATCCAGTTGATGGTCAACCAGTTCGAGCGCATGGTGGACTCTCAGGGCATTCCTGTGAGGATAAAACCGCGCCATATCCTGATCCCGCCTGAGTTGAAGTTCATTGCTCGGGAAATTCTGGGGTCACCGGGCAAGCCCTATACCAATGACAACGAATTGAATGCGTTGCTTGGTGAGGACCTCAAGTTCCGGGTTATCCATTATTTCGTTAGCCAGTCCGCATGGTTCGCGGTGGCTGAGAAGGACGCGCATCAAATCAAGTTCTTCGACCGCCATCCGATTGATACGGATTATGACGACGATTTCGATACCCGATCCACCAAGGTGCTGACCTTCCAACGCTTTAGTGCTGGTGCAACATCGTGGGTTGGAACGTGGGCATCAAACGGACCCTAGGGCCGTAAGGAGGAGCATGGGCAAGTTATTGCATGGAGCTTTGCAGGTGCTTGGCGTCGCAGTGCAAGTGGCCAACCAGTCGCTTACACTCGTCCCCGCCAAGTACCAGCCATTGGTAACGCTGGTGGTGGGCGCGGCACAGGCTGGCTTGGCGCTCTATAACCACGGAGGCGCGAGTGGCCAAAGCGGTAAGTAAGTCGAAGATTAAGAAGGCCATGTCGGCTCCCCGCAGCAGCGGAGGCGGACGTAGGCGGACGCGGTAGATGCCACTTTGGCGCACACAACGGGTCAATGTCTATGAGATATGCCAGCGTTGTGGCGTTCGACAACCGCTTTCCGCGATGCGATGGCAAAATGGAATCCTAACGTGTACTGGCAACAACTGCGTGGATAAGGCCATCATCGGGAGTCGGGACATTGCGGTGGCGCGGGCGGTTGCGGTTTATCGGCATGAGATGGAGCCAGACCCAAAGCTGACAAACCCGATTGAACGCAAGAACGATCAGTTTGAAGTTCTGTATTAGGATGGAAGTTACGAGGAATTATGCCTAGAGCAGCAGGGATGTTGACATTCTATAGTGCATCGGGTCTATCGTTGCCTACCGCGCAGGTTGGTGTAGCCGCTGGAACCGCCGCGCTGGTTAGGGCCGCAGCGGGCCAATGGTATTGGCTTAATTCGGCTGCTGCAACCACTTTCAATTTCCTTGCAGACAACTCGATCCAACAGCGGCCCGGCAATGTGCCGTTCCCCGCGTTCCCCGGACAATATGAAACAGGTAGCGGCGTGCTGATGCTCTCAAATGAGTATCAAGAGGCTTTTGGCACGACTCCAGCGACGCCCGGCGCGGCTGGCCCCGGCAATCCATTCAGTGGCGTTGCAGCGGCCACCACGGCCACTAATCCCGGCTTGCCCAGCCAGTTGCCACAAGGCACCCCAGCGGTTCCACAAGGCGTGGCACTAATCGACATTTTTGCGGTATACTCTGTAGTAACGGCTGCGTTGACAGCCGCCACCGTTGGGGTCAGTCGAAACATATTCGCGGAGAACACTGCACTGGTCAATACGGCAGTTGTATCGCCCCAGACCATCGCTCTGACCACAACCACATCGTTGAGCACGCCACACGTTCAGCGATACACGTTGCCTCAACCGTTGGTATTTGAGGCTGCTGATTTCTCCTCGCTGGTATTGGAAGCAGTTTTCACCACGGCGGCTACTAGCCTACTGTATGTATATGGCCTTGGAGCGCATTACGCGATTGTGTATTAAGGAGCTGGCATGGCGAATCTAGCAGCCAATCCGTGGGCGTTGTTTCCAGCCGACGTAGCCGTGGCTACCATAACTGGTGGCACTGGTTTGACCCTCAATGCTGATGGCACAGTTACCATTACCACCACTGGGGCATTGACTTTCAATACGACGGGTGTCCCCCCGGCATTTTGGTTCACAGTCATCAATGCAACTGCCGCAGCCTACAATGGATTCTATGATCTGATCTCTGGACTATCGGGGGCCACATCCTTCGTGATGAAGCCCCAATTCATGATCCCAGCCGGGACCGCACAATCTGGCGGAGGCACCATCGGTCAGTGTATTTATCCTTGGGAAGTCCGTATCGAGGACATCTCATGGCAAAATCCAACAGCCGCTGGGCAGGTGCTTGACCTTCGTGACCGCAATGGCAATCCCATTTGGCAGGCCACATCAATAGGCGCGGGCAGCCAGAACCGGGGCAAAGTATTTTGGGTCAGTGGTGTAACCCCAATTCAGATTCCATCGGGGGTGGTCCTTGCAACCATCGACTAAATTGATTCTCGGGATGGCACTGCTACTGGCTTTTGCAATAGTGGTTATTATTACCAACCTTCCACAAGCCATCAGTCAAGCCACGCCTGTTGTGCCTGTTGATCCATGCTTCTCCACAACTCCCAAGTCCAGTGTGCCTATAAACATTAGCACAGCCGCTACCACAGCCTTGGTTGCAGTAAGCGGCTCAACAGCGGTTTATGTATGTTCTTTCGATTTGACAATTAGCGAAGTAGTTACTACTGCCAATACCATCCTGTTTGAGCAGGGGACTGGGACCACTTGTGCTGGAAGCCCCACTGCGCTCACTGGGCCATTTGGCGCTGGCGGAATTCTGGCTGCTGCCCCCCTAGATGTTGTGACTGGGCAAGGCGGAACTATATTAAAAACGGCTGCTTCCAACGGCCTATGCGCCGTGACCACGATAGGCGCAACTGGTAACTTCGCTGGTGTACTAACCTACGTGCAGCAATAAGGTAAAATAGGGTATGGGCAAACCCTTTGAGATCACGTATAGCCCAAGCAACTGGGATGCGCCTCCCGGTGGTATAGCCTCGCAGTGGTCCGTGCCATACGGGGGCCTTAATGTCCAAACTCCCGAGAATCAGATTGGTCCTCAGTATACTCCAGCAATGAACAACTTCATGTTCCGTAACTCGGAACTGAGGTCGCGCAACGCTTTCGTGCCATACATACCCGGTCCTGATGGCCCCAACCCGATCCTAGGCACAGGCAGCTTCCTATCCAAGAACTTGGTGTGGCATACTTTTGCCTTCACTGCCAATGGGCTGTTTCAGTTACAGAAGAATGCAGTCGCACTGACCAATGCAGGCCAGAATCCTTGGGTGGCGCTCAAAGGTCCGCTTCTCGGCAGTAATCCAGTTGCATGGCGCAGTTTTCAGAATGTGCTTTACTACACCAACGGTTCTGGCCACCTCAGCGCTTGGGACGGCGCAGTCCCCCAACCTATCACGGATGTTGCTTTCACTGGAACCACATGGCCGTTGCCCAACAACTATACGGGAACCACATTTAGTTCCCTATTTATTGGGGAACTATCGAGTAACATGATAATGGCCTACACAGTTGAAGTCCCTTATACCACTGGAGTGCAGGGAGCACCAGTCACATATCCTCAGCGCATCCGATGGAGTAA